TCTATGCAGGAGAAGACATTCCCAAAGAAGATGAAAAAAACCCACCCAAACTCTCGTTGCAACAGGAGACTCCGAAGCAAGCTACGCGGGCAAGCAAGGCGCCAGCGGCAACTACATCAGCTCCTGAGCCTTCTGGAGCAACGGCAGCTACTGCCTCCGATGACGCAGACGCCTTTGATGCCAAGACTGCTCTGACCACAATTTGCAAAGCCAATCCGTTTGGCTATGCCGATCAGAATAACAGCATGGCACTTGGCAAAGCCGCCCTGGAAGCCATTGGCCTATCCCGTGCCACTGAAGTGAAGACGTGGCAGCAGTTTGGCAATGTGGCAGCAGCCATGATGACGGTCTGGGCCAAGGAAGAACAGATGGTTATCACCAAGGCAGACATGACCAAGGAGATTGATCTTGTCCGAGCCTGTGACAATGCCGAAGCAATGGCAGAAGCCATGAAGGCTTTTGTAGCAAAAAAGCCATAGATCTAGCAGCGGCCCGCTTTGCGCGGGCCTTTGCTGGAACCATCTGCCTCTCTGAAAATGACAGCCCCCTTAATTGCCTTCCTCCCGGACTTCTTGGCGAATGATCCGCTTGGCCTTTTCCTTCTTATTTCCATTGCTGCAGTCTTGATTGCATGGACCATTATCTTGATCGTGAGCTGGATCCTGCCATGAGTAATTACGTCTTCAAGCTTGATGAAGGCAGTGTTCAAGTGAGTTATTCCTTTTCGGGAGTATTTTGCCCAGATATTGTTATTCATTTCAAGCAGTTTCTTCTTTCTGCTGGTTTCACTGAAGGCACTGTTGCTGACTGTTTCCACCAGGCAGCAGAAGAATATTACGACTATGTGAAAGATGGCGACAAATCATCGTTCATTGCTTGATTCTTGCCATGAAGCATTCTGGAGCTTTCCTGACGATACGCTTAGTAGTGATCGGCGTATCGCTGCGATTTTGCAAGTTGTTGCTGAAAACCCTCTGGTTGATCGAACTTTCCTTGCTCAAACTGCTCGCACTATCCTCATGGCTGACATTGCAATGTGTTCGGGCCACAACTGCCCTATCAAAGAAAACTGCTGGCGCTTTATGGCGCCTCCTGAACGCTTCCAAAGCTATTTCGGCACGCCGCCACTCACAGAAGAAGGCTGCGAGTATTTCTGGGACATGAACGAAAAATAGTGCCTTGCTACGACCTATGTCTCGACGCCCTTTCGATGCCTTCTCTTCCTCGCTACGAACCAAACAGGCTGCAATTGAACAAGCGCAGATACTACGTCTTAAACGATTTTCCGAATGCCCCAGAAGGCATTGTTTTGCCCTCTGTGACGACTATTGCGAGCGCGTGTTCGCCGCCTGGCAAGATTGCGGCGCTCATGAACTGGCGAAAGAAAGTCGGGGATGAAGAGGCAAATCGCCGCACACGCTCTGCAGTAGAACGTGGCAATTGGCTTCATGGCGTCCTAGAAGATTTCTGGAACGGCGAAGACATTAACTGCCATTTGGATTCCCATCCATTGTTCGTTCCTTATTTCGATAGCATTGCCAACTTTCTCACAGGCATAGCCAGCCCCTTGTTGGTGGAAAGTGCCATCGCCTGGTATTGCCCCTCCACTGAAACTGGCTACTCCGGTACGTTTGACATGCTGGCCACCATGGCCAATGGCAACACGGCGCTGCTCGATTGGAAGACCAGCTTCAAGCAAAAGCCCGACACGCAGCTAGGTGACTACCGGATGCAGCTCGGAGCTTATTCACAGGCCATTGAACAGATGTATGGTATCGAGATCAGCGAGGCGCATTGCGCCATTGCTATTTACGATCCAGACACTGATCAAGGTCAAGAAGCCCAGATTGTGAGCCTTGACGGCGCTGACCTTGCCATGCAGGCAGGAGTGATGGCGCAGAAGACTCAACAGTTCTTCTTTGAGCACTATCCCGGCGGACGCCCCTTAACCATTTCTATGGATAGGGGAGCTTGATTCATTAAGTTTTGTGACTATGCTTAGGGAGCCCGTCCAGGGCCGACCACTCTCCTTCTGAGGAACACTACATGCCCTCTGGCAATCTTCCCGTTTTCAGCGGCACTGTCGATCTCACCCCCGACATTCTGAATGCAGCCAAAAAGGCTGGTCCCAATGCACAAGGAAACTACAGCTTCCGCGTGGCACTGTGGAACAACGACAAGCGCGATAAGGACACTGCCCCCCATTTCAAGGGGCAAGTGACTGTCAACAAGATGGAGAATAGCCCCAAGGCTTATTCTTCCTTTTGGCAGAACGGCGAAAGCGCAGGCGGCGGTTTTGCATCGTCTTCGTCTAACGACGATCTGTTCTGAAGCTTTTTCATTGTTGTTTCTTGGGGGCGGCAACGCCCCTTTTCTTTCATGCTTCTTAACGACAAGCAAATTAGCATTCTCGCTGAAAATGACATCATCTTCCCTTTCACAGGAGAGAAGCGTCGCGAGCTTAACAATGGCACAAAAGCCTTGTCTTACGGCTTGTCTCACGCTGGCTATGACCTACGTCTTTCTCCCGAGGGCTTCATGGTCATTGACAACAGCGTCAGCAAAGACTTCCCTCTTGACGTGAAAAGCTTTGACACGGAGCTAATGGAAGAGCAGAAGCCTCGTCAAGAAAATGGCAGCACATTCTTCGTGCTTCCGCCTTTTTCCTACGCTCTTGGCGTTAGCCTTGAACGCATCTCGATGCCTAACAATGTGATGGGCATTACAGACGGGAAGTCAACGTATGCTCGTCAAGGCACAATCATTAACGTTACGCCAATTGAGCCTGGCTGGTCTGGCCATCTCACTATTTGTATTGTCAATCCCCTGGCTTTTCCATGTCGCATCTATGCCAATGAAGGCATCGTTCAAGTGATGTTTGTGAAGCTGGAAAACGATGTGGCCAGCGCTTATGGCGATGGTAAATATCAAAACCAAGGAGCTAAAGTAGCTTTTGCTGCTGTATAGCTCGTGAGCGCATTAGAAGATCAGTTTCTCGGGCTTTGGCAGGCTCATTATCCCGATCTCTCATTGATCAGGGAATTCAGCGATGTAGAAGCTTGGGAAACTGATTTTCAAGAGCGCTATTCCAAAAGCAAACGATCAAAGCGTTACAGGGCCGATTTTGCACATCTTCCTTCTCGCTCTCTCATTGAAATACAAGGTGGCACTTTTAATCGTGGCCGTCATGTTACTGGCTCTGGCTACGAACGAGACGCCAGAAAATTTAACCTTGCCATGATGTGTGGCTGGAAAGTATTTCTGCTTACTTCCCAAACGGCCAAAGAAATCGCCTGGATTGAGAAGATTGCTTCTGTTCTACGAACGTCTTAATGGCTTCGCCTGCTTCGCCAAGGAGCTGATCAGCAGCTTCTAAGTCCATTTGCTGCATTTGCATGGCTTGACGCAGTTCAAGATTTTCCTTCACCAATGCAGTGACGGCTTCTTGCATATTGCTCCAGCCTTCCATCATGGTACAGGCCACTTCTCTGATCTTATTAATGTCGTCACATTCTGCTAGGGCCTTTTTATTGGCTACAAGGGCAAAATCCCTCTCCATGCTTCGCTCAAAAGGCCCCATGGCAGCAATACAATCCTGTCCGTTGTAGTTTAATCCTACTGGAATAGAAAACATCCTTGACATTGGTCCTCTGTCGTTTGCTTTAGCCTAGCGATGCAGCATAAAGGCAAGCAGTTTGTTTATCCAGTGGATGATGGGAGGAAGGCCGAAAAATTAGGTGCGGCTTCCTTCCGAAAGCTTCCATCCACGCCAACTTCCCACACTTGGGACACTGGGCAAACAGTGGTCTATGTCCAACCCACTGCTGCTGGCTGGATGCCCACTAGCCTGATAGGCACCATTGCTGCCATTGTGAAAGACGGAAAACAAACGAAAGCTCGCATTATTTGGCATGCGGAAACAAAGGTGGCGCCTATCATTGGCTTCCAGAGGCTACGTCCTTTTCTTCTAGTCCATGACTTCTTCTCCGCTACAAATCATTGATCCCCTCTGTGACGGTATTAGCTTTGTCAGGCTCATCGATTGGATGGGAACTTCGCTTGACATCGTTTGTGATGCGCGGCAGTCTTTCGATCAGGCCTCTTTTGAATGGACTGATAAGGATCAGAAGCTTCTTAACTATTTGGTGAAGCACCAGCACACGAGTCCCTTCAGGGGCGTTGTCACGAAATGGCAAGTGAAGGCTCCGCTATTTATTGCCCGGCAATGGTGGAAGCATGTGATTGGTGGCACCTACGCCAATGATCAGCTTGGCTGGAATGAGAAAAGCTTTCGCTACTGCGAAGCGGATGATGAGATTTACTACATGCCTCGTGAGTTCAGGCAGCAAAGCGCGAGCAATAAACAGGCTTCTGCCGGACCTCTGGAGCCTTCCATGAACCACGTAGCCATGATCGAATACGCCAAGGCCCTGGAGCAATCGAAGCAGGCTTACAAGGCTCTCCTGACGCTAGGCGTGAGCAAGGAGCAAGCTCGTGGCATTCTGCCCATGTCTACCTACACCAGCTTCACCTGGACCTGTAGCTTGCAGGCCCTTTTGCATTTCCTGTCATTGCGCGACAAGGCAGATGCACAAGGCGAAATTCAATGCTACGCTCAGGCACTGGCCACTCTGGCTCGCCCCTTGTTTAAAGAAGCCTTCCAAGCATTTGAGGAGAACGGCAATGCCTTCTGAACACGCTCCTAACGCTTTTCATCCCGTAGATCGGCCACAGCATTATGCATTTGGTGGCATCGAAGCCATTGAAGGTATTGAAGCAAGCATGAGTCCAGAAGCTTTTCGTGGCTTCTGCAAAGGTAATGTCCTTAAGTATGTTTGGCGTTACGAAAGTAAGAATGGTTTAGAAGATTTAGAGAAGGCAAAATGGTACTTAAATCAGCTTATTTTTGCGCTTGAAACTGATCAAGAACGCGAAGCTCTTGATGTCATTCAACAAACAATTGAATGCAAAGATGGCTTCTGCCCAATGCCAGGCGTGCGCTATGACGTGCCAGCAAAAGAAGGCGAACTATTCGCGCCAATAGACAAAGCCTAAGCTGCTTGCCATTCCGTATAGCAAAAGCCCCCAGAAATGGGGGCTTCTTCTTTTGACGGTGGAATGTAATAATCACGCTCTTCAGCAAATGCTTCCACGTCTTGCAATGAAGTGTGGGCGCTCACAAAGCTATTGTGATGCACCCATGCAAGAAGGAGTTCTTCTCGCTTTTCACTCCAAAATTGCTGTGGCCGCCACCATTCAAAAATTGGCTCTGCTCCTTTTAAAAGATTGCACGCTTTGCAGCTTGGCACTAAATTATATTTTGCGAAATGTGGGCCTCCTTTGCTTTTAGGAACGATGTGGTCAATTGTTAGCTTCTCATTCCATCGCCCACAATATGCACAAGCACACTGTCCAAGTGGACCTTTTAATGGATAGTCTTCAAAAATGCTCTTGCGAAATCGGCGTCTAGCATCTCCAGGGCGAAGTTCAATGAGAGAATAAAGCAGCTCATCGGGACCATTCGCTCTTGGCATGGCACTATTTACTTTTTCTGCAAATAATCTAACGAGCCTCTATTGATTAATGCGCTTTAGCTAACATTAAGTTTGCAGAACTTCCCATGGACTTTTTTAAAGAAGGCATGGCCAACTTTGTGGCCACTATTACGGCTGGCATGCTTCTTTCTACGGGGGCTATGCTCATCACTGTTGGCAATCAGCAAGCCAAAGTAGCTGTGCAGATTGAAGCCATCACCGAAAAACTTAATACCCTCACCGACAACATGAGTGGCATTGAAAGTCGCGTGCGCAGTTTAGAAACAGAACGCTAGGCTATAAGAAATTCTCTTTGGAGATTAACCATGTCTGGTGCAGAATGGTTTGTTATTGGCGGCATTATCATTGCTGCTGCTGATCAAATTCTTGATCATTCACCATGGAAAAGCAATAATGTGCTGCAATTACTAATGGAAGGGCTTAAGTCGATTTTCCGCGTCAAGGGGTGAAGCCATGTCGGCTTCTGACAAGGCATTCTGGGATTCATGCTTCCTCCTTGCCCGTAGGCATGGTGCGCGTTTCCCAGAATTGGCTGCAGCTCAATGCTGTTTAGAAAGTGGCTTTGGAAAGCACACATCCGGCACTCATAACTACCTAGGCCTTAAAGGAGATGGCACCAGGACTACTACGCAAGAATGGTACGACGGTCAATGGGTGACAATTAAGGCTGGGTTTCTTGATTTCCCAAGCCTCTCTGCTTGCATTGAATATTTAATCACGCGATGGTATAAAGACTATCGTCAATTTAAGGGCGTCAATAACGCCCCTAATCGTTACGCAGCGGCACGTATGCTTAAAGAGCAATCGTACGCTACCGACCCGGAATATCCTGCAAAGCTTTCAAAGCTTATGAAGGAATACGCCCCAGAATCCACTCAATTTACAATGATTGGCCCTAAAAAACGTCCTCAAGATTTTGGTTTTAAAGCTGGCGATTCGCATTTAATTGTGAACGATGCAGTGGAAACCATGAAAGCTTTTTCCTATGAAGGGAAGCTGTTATGGGAAATTCCTTGTCTTGCTCGCGGACAGTACAGTGATTTTGAATGGCGCATCCAAAATAGCGATTGTCCTCCTGGTTTGTATAAAGTTGGCACTATTTA